TCGGAAAAACTATCACAAGAACAATATGACGAATTAAATGAAGAGTTAGATGAATTAAAAGATAGTGATAAAGATATACCTGAAGATTTGATTGATGAGAAAGTTGACGAACTATTAGAAGATTTAGTATCTGATGACCCAATCTCGGTAATTAAAAATTATGGGTTAACGCTTGATTATTTTATTAAAATGAATGATTTAATTGATGCGGTTATTAGGTCCGATGGTTACGGACAGACCATTAATTATTATGATGGTGATGAGGATACTGTTGAGTTTAACGATGAAACATACTATATTTTCCAAATAGATGGTTGATATGGACAAAACCGAAAAAAGGAAATACGTAAGAAAGAAAAAACACTTGAAGTTAAATCCCGAGTGGATAGTTGAACATACTCCTGATTTTGAGTATCACTATTATAAATTAATGGATTTTATCAAATATTCAGATTCCCAAATAGACAAATTCGAATTATATCCATTATTCAGTGAGATGTCTTTACATTTAGCCAATCTACAATCAATTAGTAATGATTCAAAATATATAACAATTGATAAAAAGTTTAAAAGTGTTGATGACGAAATATTAATAACTGATTTAAAATTTAATCCAATCCCTAATATGTCAGACAATGAAATTAAGGAGTTTGATAAAATTTTAAAATATTGTGGACAAAAAATATTTGAGTATTTCAATATCGTTAAAGCTTTATGGACAATAACTTACGACTCAATATCAATTAATATTGTTAACACTGAAAAATTTGACACAATTGAAAATGGATATTTTTTTACAGTATACAACGGTACTACGTACATATGGGAATATCACGTTAAAATTTCAGATGTTGTTAGATTCGATAAGAAAAATGGGGTAAATTTAATTTACGAAGACATATCTGAAAAAACCATATTTGATATTTTAGATGAAATCGGAGAAAATAACAAGTTACCTATATTTGAGTTATCGTCAAAGAATGATTTACCGTTAGAGAATACATTATTACCTGTTTTTAAAAGAAAATTACTTACATATATTACTCAAGCTAAAACTATTGTTGTTTTAAAAAATCCGTAGTATATTTGTAATATGGGATTCAATAAGAAAATTGTAGGAGAATTACAGATATCTAGTATCTGTAAAAATTTGAACGAAATTAGATATTTCTTGAATTCTGATTGTTTGTTGTTTGTTAGTAATGAAGTAGAACAAAAATTTAGAACATATGAGAAAAAATACATCTCCGACAGAAATTCTGTTAGCTAAACTTGAAACACCAATACATATCAATTATATTTCTGAATATATTCTTAGAGTTGGTTTAAATGAAACTAAAGAAAGAATTGACAATTTAATTGAGGATGGATTAGTTAAAGAAAGTGAATATGGAAAAGGATATTATGTCAGAACAAAAAGAAATGGTAAATAACCCCGAACACTATGGGGATGAAGACAATTACTAAAAAAATATTTGTAGTGTGTGGTAAAAATCATAGTGTGGAGATATTTATATATAAAGAACATTATGAAAAAACTTGAATTACAAATTGGCGAAAAATACAATTATTGGACAATAATATCATTATCTGATTTTGTAAGTAAAAAGGGTGAGAGATATTATAAATGTCAGTGTAAATGTGGAACCATTAGAGATGTAAAGGCGTATCATTTGAATAGCGGAGGGTCTAAATCTTGTGGTTGTTTTGTTAAAGAAACAATGTCAAAAATAAAAAGAATTGACATTGAAGGTCAAAAATTTGGTAAATTAACCCCCATAAAAAGGGTTCACCATAATAATAGTAAACACCTAAACCATTGGTTATGTAAGTGTGACTGTGGTAATGAAGTAATATCATCAACTGGGGCACTCAGAAGAGGTAAACACCTATCTTGTGGGTGTATAAGAAAAGGTGATGAGAATCATAATTGGAAAGGTGGTAGAATCACCACAAAATTTGGGTATGTGAAAAAACACGCACCAAAACACCCTAATAATATTATAGGTTATGTTTTAGAACATAGATTAGTCATGGAAGATATTATTGGTAGATATCTAGAACCAAATGAGGAAGTTCACCATAAAAATGGTATTAGAGATGATAATTCTAAAGAAAACCTTGAATTATGGGTTAAATCACAACCACCAGGACAAAGAGTTGACGATATGGTTAATTTTTGTTATAATTTCTTAAAGAAATATAAACCTGAAATTTTAAAATAATGGGAGAAAAAGAAATGGTTAATCACCCTGACCATTACCAATTTGGTAAAAATAATGAATACGAAGCGATTAAAGTAATTGATGCTTGGGACTTGGGATTCTCACTTGGTAACACCGTGAAGTATATTTCAAGAGCGGGAAAGAAAGAAACTGATAAAGAAATACAAGACCTTAAAAAGGCTCTTTGGTATCTACAACATCACATTGAAACGTTAGAAAAAAATGATTGAAAATTATATTAATAAAGTTATTACCGGAGATTGTATTGAGGTGATGAAGGAGATGCCCGAAGGATGGGTTGATTTAATTGTGACATCCCCACCTTACGGTGTTAATATTGCTTACGATGTTCACAATGATGACATGGAGATTGGTGAATATTTGGAATTTACCAGACAATGGTTAACTGAGGCTTATAAAGTATTGAAAGACGATGGACGTATCGCTTTAAACATTCCTTATGAGATTAATAGACAATCAAAGGGAGGTAGAATTTTCTTCGTATCTGAAGTTTATCAGGTTATGAAAGAGATTGGGTTTAAGTTCTTTGGTGTAGTTGATTTAGAAGAAGATAGTCCCCACAGAAGTAAAACAACTGCTTGGGGAAGTTGGATGAGTCCATCTAGTCCGTACATCTATAATCCAAAAGAATGTGTTATATTGGCATATAAGAAGGTTCATATTAAGAAAGTTAAAGGTAAATCGCAATGGAAGGGAGAACCAACATTAACTGAAGAAGGTAAGAACAAAATGGTTTATCAGGAGGAGGACAAAAAAGAGTTTATGGAGTTGGTGTTCGGACAGTGGAAGTATTTTGCGGATACACGGTCATTAACTAAGGCAACATTCTCAATGGACATCCCAAATAAGGCAATTAAGATTCTATCTTACAAGAATGATGTTATTTTAGACCCATTTAATGGAAGTGGTACAAGTTGTGTGGCGGCCGAGATTAATGATAGAAGATGGGTAGGTATTGAATTATCTGAAAATTATGCAAATATTTCTAGAGAAAGAATACAAGGATTTGTTGACCAAAAGAAACAACAAAAATTAGAATTTGAAAACGGAGGACAATAACCTCCGTTTTTTATTTTATGATATATTTATTAATAAAAGAATTATGGAACAGGTTATTATTGAACTTTTGACAATACAAAATCAATTTAGAATATATCATTGGCAAACAAAATCTTATGCTAGACACAATGCTTTTGGAACTGTGTACGGTGATTTAGATGGTTTGATTGATGAATTTGTTGAAATTTGTATGGGTAAACATGGAAGACCTGATTTCCAAGGGAAAGTAAGTTTAATACTTTCTGATTTAAAAGAATTGGACCCAACTCATTTCTGTGACACTGTTATTGAATTTTTAATTGATTTGAACAATAAGTACGACAAAACAAAAGACAGTGACTTATTAAATTTACGTGATGAAATTATGGGTCTAATCAACAAGTTGAAATATTTGTTGACTTTAAAATAATTAATATTAATTTCTTATTATGAAAGACGTAGCGGGTATTTTAGTTAAATACCAAGATAGGTGTTTGCTTTGTAAAAGAGCTCCAGGTGAGCATTTGGAAGGATATTGGTCAATTCCTTGTGGAGGGGTTAAACCTAAGGAAGATTTAAAAGATGCCGCAGTAAGAGAATTTAGGGAAGAAACTTATTTAGTTTTAAATCCTCAAGAAGTTTCTTATGTAACATCAATTCTTAATTCAAACAAAAAAAAGGTAATAACATCTATATTACATGTATTTTATACAAGGGCTTCAACAATTAAAAAACCTAATTTAGAAAAGGCAAAAGATGGGTTTGAACATACTGAATGCCGTTATTTTGGGTTAAGTGAGGTGGATAATTTAAAAATTACTTCAAAACTCAAAGAAATTATCAAAAAAGCCTTGGCAAATTAAAAAAAAAGTATTAGATTTGTATCACTTTTGAAATATTAAAGATATTTATATTTCACAAGAAAAAAACTCTAAAAAAGTTTGACACTTTGAAAAAAATGTCGTAAGTTTGTAAAAGATTTGAGATAGGTAACGATTCAGATACAAGTCTCAAAAAAAATAAAACAAATTACTTGACAAGAACAGAAAAATGTCGTAACTTTGTAAAACAAATCTCAAATGTGAGATTTAAAACGGGGAAACGTTCTTTGAAAATACCTAAATACCCCCTTTGAAGTATATAGGTAATATTAATTATCCGTTCAGTAGTTGATTATGAGACCTTCGGGTTGATTATGAGACATTTAATCTGATAAACGATAATGGGCCGTGTATGGTCCTTAAATAAACTACGAAAGTAGGATAAAGTGGTCTCCCCCGTGTTGAGGAGATTGCGGTTTCGAAAGGAACTCAAGTACACAAGTGGGATATCACCAAACCGTAAGTACCGAGGATGACTTCGTAGGGAAAATGGAAGGGTGACCTGGTAAAGTAGATTATCAGGTTGAGTTCGGAAGAACAACAAGAATAACCCATAGGAACCAAGTAAAAAATGTGATTATCCAATTACACTATTGCGGGTTCCAATACGATAGAGGACTTAAAACCGAAAGGTAAGATAGAGAACGAGTGGTGTCGCTACTATCCCTAAGGATTACCTACCAAGGTATCTTTATGAAGTAATCTTGAAATATGGAGGTGGGGACACTTCACGGAGTAGTTTAGTATTCTGTCGCTCAAAAGGAGACGGAGCTTACGGTGGACCACTACTCTGACACATCTACGACACAAAACTAATGGATTTCAAAATTATCCAATAATTAAAAAATACATTAAGGAAAAGTGTCCATCAGGTTTAAGTGAAAGGTCACTACATAGTAATGAGCCGTTCATTGCACAGAAAGACCCCAAGTCTGACTGTAATTTTACGAAAAACCTTTAATCCCGCAAGGACGAACTGGGGTGGCAACCTCGGAAAGAGTTGAGTAAGAAGAGAGTAATTTAAACCTAAAGGAGTGGTAAACCTAAAAGACCGTGACTGAGGAATACTTCTCAAAAGGAAGTGGATACGAAGGGAAACAATAATCCTTCAAAAGGTTCTCAATCAAAGCTGTAATCTCAGGCTTCGTTTATTTAACCTGTCATTCTGATGGGTTTTTTTATGCTTGTAATTTTAAAATCCTTGATATATATTTGTATTATGAAAAAATATTCTGGAGTAATTGTAAAATGTGGTGACGAGGTACTACTTTGTCGTAGGAACCACAATAATGGAAGTGGTGAATGGTCAATACCTTCCGGTAAATTGGATAAAAAAGTGTCAAATAATGGAACTGAAAAAACCATAGTATTTGAGGATTACACTAAGGGTGCTAAACGAGAGTTCTTTGAAGAAACTAATGTTAATATTGAAAATAAAGATTTAACATTTGTCTCAATCACCGAAAGAAGAACTAGAGATGGTAAACAAGTTAAAGGTTTTCTTTATATGTATTTATTGGAAACTGAAGATAGAATTTTCCCAGATTTTGAAAACGCAAAGGATGGTGATGAGCATGATAATTTTGGATACTTTGGATTGGACAACCTACCTTTAAATATTAGCCCTCAATTAGAGAATGTAATAAAATTAATTTTAAAAAAAGATTGCAAATGTCAGTTTTAGATAACTTAAAACAGGTTTTACCGGAATGGACAAAAATAACTGTCACGGAATTACCATATAAAATTAAGTATGAAATACACATACAGCCTACAATAACGGATGATGAACATTATGAGTTAACCCCAAAGTTAAAAGAGGCATGTGAGGGAAAATATTTAGAAAGATATACTGAAGAAATCGGAGAACTTTTTTATATTTATACAAAAAAGTAAATGGAAATCAGTCAAATTGAAAAAGAGTTTATAAAGATTAAAAAATGTATTAAGTCTGTTAAACATTATGGTCAAATCCAATCTTGTGAAAATCTAATTAGATTCTTTTCAATAAAACACTTTGAAGAGGACATGTCAAATATTGAAGAAGAACAATTTGGTTCTGAAGTTAAAATTTTAAAAGAACTACTTAATCAGAAGATAGATAAGTATAAATAAATTTAAATGTATACCCCTTAAAATTTAGGGGTTTTCATTTTCTATGGTATTTATTGATTATGAAAGTTATTCTTAAAAAGAGTCAATTTGGAAAATTATTAACTGAATCATTAGGGGTTAGTGAGGCGTCATTGGCATATGTGAATCTTCTATATAGTATTATTGAACCAAAGGTGATTGAAATGATTGCGGTTAGGAAAAATGATACTGATGAATTTTATGTTGAGAGTGATGAGATTCTAAAAGATTTTAAAGATAATATGAATACCTTTTACGATTTCCCGATAGAAATGATTGAGGTTGATTTGGTTTTTAAAGTCACTAAGAAAAAACCTGAAAATGGACTGATGTTCTCAACTGGAGGTGCGGCATATCCATTAACTACCGATGGTTCAGGTGCGTCCCAAATTAAAGAACCTGGTGAAGATTTACCTGTTTCAGTACTTAAAGAAGTTGACAAGGTAATACAAGCAAAATTTGACTTTGAAGTATTCATCAATCAAGAATTTGATGATAGTGAGATTGATGAATTGTTATATGATTTAAGAGATACTATAACTCATGAATTAAATCATATGTATGAGTTTTATAACAGAATATTAAACACTGGTAGTAGTGAATTTAGTTTGGCAAAATCATTTGCCGGTGGAAGAAATGTTAATACACCCAAAAAGATATTTAGAGTTTATGCTAAATTTTTGGACTACTTGTATTATTCAGAACCATGGGAAATCAATGCTAACATACAAGAAGCTTATTCTAAGTTATTAAGAATGTCGTGGGAAGAGTTCAAAAACGGAAAACAATATAAGATTGCTGAAGCTATGGAGAACTATAGTGGTGAGCAAATGTTTGATGAACTGTATAACGCCACGATGGAAAGAAGTCCTGAAGCTGTTTTATTTCACATTAAAAATTTACATAAGTTTTATTTAAAACAATATCTACAATATGTTAAAAGTGAGAGAGGTGATGATATCACAAGCGAGGAGGAATTAATGAAAGATGAAGTTTTTAAAACTAAAAACATTTTAGAGTTGTTTAAAAAGTTTGAAAAAAGAATCAATAATGCCGGAGCCAAGTTAAAAAGAAACTACGCTAGATTGAATGCGATTGAGAGAAATGACTGAGAAAGATATTAATAGAATAAATAAGTTTATTGAAGGTAAAACTTTTGTTTACGACCACCGCGTTAGTTTCAGTGAAAAACCTGTAAAGGCTCACTATCAATTCCATATTGATAAAGTGGTTCAGTTAAGAAGTATTGGAGAATGGAAAGACCATCTTTTTGTTTCGGTTAAATTGGTTAATGGTGAAGGTATGGTTAATTATTACTTATGTGCTTTTGGTAATAGACAAAAGATGAATGGAAGAGAACTTGTTAATAAACAATGGTATGAGTTTTCAGTTCAAATAGGTTATGACATTCAAGAGTTCCTTAAATTTTTTAGTATTGATATGCCTGTTGTTGTAGATAACTTTGAATTTGCTCCTTCAAAAGATTTTGTTCCATTAATTAATTTGGAATTTCCCGAATAGTTTAGTATCTTTGTGCTCGTTATGAGTAAAAAAGAACAATACCAACAAGTTTACGAGGATGATGAGGCGGTTACCGTTTGGACTTATGATTTAACAAAGTTCAAGAACGGACCAATCTCTGTTGAGATTAAGTATAAACATCCGCCCGAAAAGAAACAAACTAACCGACAAAAATACTCCAAAAATAAATAATATGAAAGTTATATTCCTTGACCACGATGGAGTTATCTGTCTGTCCACTAATTGGGGGTCACGATTTAAGAAACAAAAAAAGTATAGGAAAAAATTGAGTCAATCAGTAATGACAATGCCTCTTGATGCTCGTTTTGATAACTTTGACAAGAAAGCAATTAAGGTATTGAATGAAATCTTGGAACTGACTGGTGCAGAAATCGTTGTATCTTCTGATTGGAAAGTTTGGTGTTCAGTTGAAGAGATGGGTGATTACTATGAGAAACAAGGTATCATCAAACGACCAATTGATTTCACAACAAATGTGATTGATGGTGAAAAAGTTACCTGGCACCGAAATTGGGATTTGGAAG